GATATGCGGAATTTTTTTCATTTTATTGATAATTTGTTCCATGAAGCTATCAACTTCATTCGGCGGAATATTACCAATATCTATTTTAAAAATACGTTTCTCCGGAGCTCTCATTATACGATGTATAAGCATCGCATCTTCTAGCATCATTAATTTTTGAAATTCTTTACGTGCGCCTTCTAACATACTTCTACCATATGGTAAAAAATTAGAATCTGACAGCATACGGAAGTGTGCTATTTCAAAAACATCATATGCTTCTTGTTGATTTGCTACGTGACGAAATTTTATATTATATTCACCAGTAGCTTCATCAAATTCTTCAAATCTTTCAATTTCATAACTAGAAAATGGACGTGCATTAATAATACCATATTCGTCTGCGATATCTAATTTTAAAAAGAAATCACCATACTTTGTCATGTTTCTAATCCATGTCCATAGATTAAATTCAATATTAAGTACATCATAAAATAAATTGTAAAGTATTTTTTGTATACGAGTATCGTTACATTTAATTGTAAGAATTTCTCCGAATTGATCTGCTAATGTAGATTCATCTGAATAAATATCTAAGGCAGATGATATAATAGGATCACGATCCATCATTTCGTAATCAGCGTATAACTGCATACGATTTTGATGCATATAATAATTAGAATCATATCCACCTTGTCCACCAACACGATGTTTATTAGCACCATGCAATCTAGTATATCTATCTGCTACTTTTGTTTGATTTAAATTACCAACACTTTGTAATCGATTTGTATCGACAACACGTAAACGGTCTTTACCATATGCTCTAACAATTACGTTGGTACTAAATAGATTCTGTAAACGTTTTCTTAATGACGCCATATTTTCTTTTTAATATAAATATAACTAGTTACAGAACATGGGTATAATTATAACAACCAAGTAAGATTTTGTTCCCCGTCACCAGGATTCCAATTCCATCCCGAATCGCGTGTTCCATTTTTACCTGTATATATAACAGGGTTTGTTTTTTGAAATTGTGATAACGCACGTTTATTTAAGTCAATACCTTGTTGACGAAGTTTTAATGCAGTATCCCGTAACCATAGTGAAATAGCAAATGACATTACAAGGTCATCATTATACCCTTGTTGTGCTTGTGCTTTACCATTTAACCATACAAATACTAATAGTTCTTGTATAAGACGTTTACTTTTAATAATTGGCGTCTTTTCACGCATATACATTTCTAATGCAGATATCATTAATGGTCGCGTACGTGATGTTGTAGATACTCCAGGAACCATTTGGCTCTTATCTTTCATATCATAACCTTTTTTAAGTTGCACATCTGCATCCGTATATCCATCATCACGATACGTATAATGAAGATTCTGATAACCTCTATCTAATGCTGGTTGAATTGCAGCCCAACCTATATTAGCATTTTCAATTGCTAGCAATGCATTATTCCATTCAGATGCAACTGTTACCAACATATTACCAAAATCATTAGGAGGAATTTTTCCTTTATACTCAGCAACTTGTCGTACGTCTTGAACATCAAATACATGAAACGCAGAAAAGTCACCTCCATCACCTCGAGCGACGTCAGCTACTACTATATAATCTCGAGCATAGTCTGGATACTCCCAAATCCAATAACCATGGTCAAATCCACGTTTTTCTATAGGTTCTTCACACTTTGTTTCATATTCTAATAACAATGGGCCGTCTACTACAGTATGACCGGAGCTGACAAAGTCACAATCACATTCTTGAGCGGCACCTCGTTCACCTAATAGTTTAGTTTGATCATCACGCCATGATTGATCTCGTTCTGGGTGAACTGTCCAATGCAGTTTAATTGTATGGAATCCGTTTATATCAGCTTCAGCATCTGCCCATGTTTGATGAAACCAGTTACCTACACCATTTGGAGTTGATAATACAATTGCGCCCCCACCTGTTGATAGTGTTGCTTGTGATGCAATCCATATTTCTTCAATGTTTCGAATAAAGGCAGCTTCATCTACAATTAACAATGATAATGCTTCTGAACGAGCACCGGTTGTTGCTGATGATACTGCTTTAATCTGTGAACCATTTTTAAATTTTAATGATAATTTATTATCTGCTTCAACAGCCCCTTTAAGCCAACTTGGTAAATTATCATGCATGACACGCACTTTAGTTACTAAGTTTTTTGCTACTTCTTGTGTGGTTGCAATAACTAATACGTTGAAGTCTTCTTTGAACAACATGCTCCACAATGCGAATCCTGCAGATAGAGTTGATATACCTAACTGACGTGATTTCAATATAACATTGTATCTGTTATCTCGTAATTCAGTTAATGAGGTTTCCTGAAATGGAAATAAATTAAATTTAATCTTACCACGTTTAGGATGTTGTATATAACAATAATTTCGCATAAAAAACACAGGATCTTTAGCACATTGCATGTACTGTTGTTGAATGATCTGTTTTATATTTGGCTGCGACATATTATTTTACTACTTCTACGATTAATTTACTTGTTAATACTGCCGTTAAAATACCACCTGTAAAATATATAACTTTGCTGTCATACCATTTTGGTTTTAAGTATTTTTCTCGTTCTATATATAAATTAATATTGTCTTGCAATAAATCAATTTTCTTATTTTGAAATTGTATATGCAGTGAATCTAAACGATTTAATTGTGTTTTAGAATCAATTAATTTTTGTTGAGCTACTATTAATTCATTGTTAACTGAATCAGCTAACCACAACGAATCTAATGTTTCAGAGATGTCGTGAATTTGTTCTTGTGTAAAACAAGTATCCGGCATCTGCGCATTTGCAAATACCGGAATCATAAATAATATAACTAATAATCGTTTCATGTTATTTTTTCTTTTTTCGACCTCGATTAGTCTTATTAAGAATATTTTCTTTAGCAGCTTCGACTGTTTCTGCAGGTTTAACTTTAAAAGTATCTTTAGTTTCTTTTAAATCTTCTACTACTTGTTCTTGTGTTTTAATATCTTCAACTACTTGTTCTTTTTGTTTAACTACATTATCAATCTTAGTATCAACATCTTTAATTTTTTGATCGTTTTGTTTTATTTTAACATCAGTTTTTGCTACAGTTGTTTTTGTTTTTTTATCTTTATGTAAAATAAACGCAATAATAGTAGTTATAATACCTGCAATAAATGCATAAATTAATTTAAGACTCTTGTTCATCTTCAGTTTCCTTATCTAGATTTTTTAAAAAGTTTTCTTTGAATTTAATAAATTGTTCTTGAATCGTACGATCGAATTCTTCCGGAGTCATTTTTGCTGTCCATGTCTCTGTAGCACCATCGCCATTAGATACGAATTCTGCAGCTTGGGTATATGTCTGTCGTAATAACTCAACATCACGTTCTGCTGAAGCTAACCAGGCTAATGCATTTTCACGAATTTTATTTCGTTCATATTCTTCGTACTTACCGGATTTTTTTAATTCATGTTCCATTTCAATTGTACAATCGAAACACATTCCATGTATTTTTCTCATTTTCTGGTCTAACTGATGTGTCCCAGCACATGTACATGTTTCTTTTCTGCAATTGGGAAATGAACGTAATTCTTCTCGAACTTCTTGAAGTATATCAGTATTTCTCGTTTTTTTAATACGAAATCCTTCACGTTGTTCGATTATATAAACAGTTCCTGTTTTAGGATCAGTTTCTTCCCATATATCCCCAACTTCATGACGTTCATTTCGGTTTGCCGTAGACTGTGCATCACTAAATCCAACTGTTTTTTTAGTTTGGAATTTATGAGTACCATCCAACATTTGTTGAATAGCTTTAACATTTTGTAACTTTTTAGACATATAACATTTATTTTAAATTATTCATTACTAGATGAAGATTGTTGTTTACCTTGCAAACTCATTATTTTTTTACCTAATTTCCATCTTAATAATTTATATGCTTTTATTTGATCTGGTAAATCAGAATTTTTTGTAGCAGTTCGCAATACACTCATTACTCCATCAACTTTTCTAACTGTATTTTCATTTTCTAATTCTGAACCAGCTGACATTAATGTATTACGTTCTTGATCTTCTGGTGAGGTTTGTTCCGGAGCCGGGGCTTCTGGTGCAGCTGTAGTATCAGATACTGGTGCAGCAGGTGCTGGTGGTTCTGGTGTTGCCGGTGGTGTATCAGTTGGTGCCGCGGCAGTATCTGCGGGTGCTTCAGGTGTTGGCTCTGTCGGAGCTTCATCTTCTGGCGATTCAGTTTCATCGGCTTCTAATAAAATTGATGATATTTTTTTTCGTATATATTCTCTAACTAATCGTTCTTTTAATCTCTCTCGTTGTTCTCGTGTTAGATTTTCAATTTTATCTTTAATATTTTTTTCGTTATCCTTTTCGTCTTTATCTTGACGTTTCTTTAAAACTTTAGCTGCATGTTTAGGATCATACTCGCCATCTTCTAAATCTTTATATAAACGATCGTCTGCATTATATTTAACATACATATCACCGGTATCTATAACTTCTTTATCCGTTTTTCTTAGAACGTTAAGTTGTTTATCACCAGTCGATTTTGGATTCAATGATCCATTTTTATCATCTTCTGTATAATCCTTTAGATCTTTACGAGCTTTTGGTTTCTGTGATTTTTCTAAATCTTTCGGTGCTTTGTACTTGCTTTTATGTTTTTCAGCCATTTTTTAAAATCCTAATTTATTATAAATATCATCTTGAATATTTTAATACGCCTAAAATTTGATTAACAGGAGCAAATGCACCGGTTAATTTATATGTATTACCTTTGTATATGAATACTACACCTTCTGATGGTACAATTGCTTCAAATCCTCCTAACCGTTGTATACGTGCTAATTCGGTTTTTAATTTAGCGGTAACGTCTGGATTTGGATTTTGTTCTAATTCGCGAATAAGTTGTGAAATTTCAGTACGTATTGCTTGAACTGCATTACTCGGATTAACTGCTAAAAAGTTTTCGGCATTTCTCAAAATCACGGCTCCTAATCTTAAAAAGATAGTTTCAAATGGCTCCATGTTTTGTTTTTGATAACGTTTAAAATCTTGTTTATCGAATTCAGTAACCCATGTTAAAAATTCTGTATTATCAATTTGTTTTTTTAATACAGCAATTGATGTACTTTTATCATTAAATGCCCATCGGTATATTAATATGTTT